GTCACTAAGTCTCGCTGGACTCATGTCTTGCGTCACTCACCTTCACGTTCCTAATCTAATGCCGTGGGTCTCATGGCTGCTAATTTACTAATTTTTATATCCCTTACCCTAAACTAACCCTAATCCTAAGCTAATCCTAAACTAAAATCACTAAAACTAACACGCACTTTTTACTGAAATTGACAATTACTGGGGGAGGGGAGTAGCAACAGCATCCTTCCAATAGATGGACATGTCACGGCGGGGGGCACTACGCACAGGGGCAGAGACAGCAGCGTCTTCTTCATCTAGTCCTAGATCAGCCATACCAGCTTCACGATCAAGACTACGAGTATCGCTACGCGTGGCCATAACAGGAATAGACCGCACACTAGCAGAAGAAACGGAAGAAGAACCACCATACTTGGGATTGCGGAATGTAAAGTAGTATGTCTGCTCAATCAAGGCAGAAACAGTTGTTTCTTCGGCAGGAGCAGCAGAAAGACGAAGACCAATCAGAGTCAGAGGCGAGAAGTAACCTACCTTGTTTGGAGAGGATAAAAAGTCACGATCACAGAACAGATAATTAGGAGAGATACTGGCTGTTCCAGTAATGACAGTACAGTCATGGAACGTTGTCCTCTCCTGAATGTCAGATGCCCAGCAACTACGAGAAGTCTTAGCAACACTGTTATTAATCGCACTTACAACTGATGCAGAAGAGAAGTTAAAAAGCTGAGCAGTAGTCGGACCAACAAGAGGAGCATCGTCGAAAAGAGCCTCATTGTAGTTTCCATAACGATCATAAGCCATCACAACTTGAACAGCTGGCATTGTTGTACCACCAATAGCAGTGAGAATGCTAAAGCGAGTGACAACGCCATCACACTTCACTTGATCGTAAAGATTTGCATAAGCATTATACAACGGAGTCTGAACAGCGGAGCAGCAACCATGGGGCTGGTTCGAGACGGCGCCACGCACCCAAGGCGAAGAAGTCACAACTTCGGAGTCCAGAGAGTTGGCGGGGACGCTGATGGACAACACTTGCTGGACTGGGACGCGGACACGGATGCGACCACGCGAGGTCGCAGTAGACGACGTACCAGAGCGACGACGACGGTAGCGAGAGTACGACGCAGAGTAGCGACGATACCGTGAATAGCGACGACCATAGCGGCGTCTGTACCGATAAGAGTAGCCAGGCATTTGGGTAGACACACGATCACTCACTCACAAATGTGCTAAGAAATAAAAATTAAAGAAGAATCAATTAGGAGAGGGTTTAAATACGGGGAGGGACAGTTGAAATGTTACAGCTTACTCACTAAATTTAGAAGCAGGAAGCGAAAAAGTGCGGCAAAAACCAACATTTAAGCAAGGCAACATCTTTCTTTTACTAATCCTAATCATAATTTCTTTCCACGAATGAACAACACAATGGCAGCACAGGAAGGAGCAGCAAAGAGATGGTGCTTCACCATCAACAACCCTACAGACGAAGACAAGTTCTGGGAAGACTCAGAGCATGAAGAGCAGATCGACTTCCTCGCAGTGCAGTACGAGATAGGAGAGCAAGGGACTCCACACTACCAGGGCTTTCTCATTCTCAAGCGCAGGAACAGAATGACTTGGCTCAAGAAGAACTTCAACAACAGAGCACACTGGGAGAAGACAAGGGGATCAGACATGCAAGCATATCAATACTGCATGAAACCTGAGACACATCCTCCAGGATCCTACAGATGGCGGCTGGGGACTCTCAAGGAGTGTCAGAAGAGGAAGAGCAGAGAAGAACTGGAAGAGTCAGTCATTGAAGAAGTGGATGAATTGAAGGAGAAGTTCAAGCCTGCAGCACAGATCAACTCTCAAGTTCTTGCACGTCCTGGGTTCCTTGCAGCATACAACGCACTCACAGCAGACCTCCTAGGGCCTTACAGGCCTAAACTGAGGATCATCACAATGGTTGGTCCACCGGGAACAGGCAAAAGCTTCGCAATCAACACACTCTTCCCCAAGGCAGGCAGGGCAATAATCGGGAACGGAGGCACTTGGTTCGCGAATCCAACGAGCAAGGTCATGGTGTTCGAAGAGTTTGCAGGGCAAATCCAACTGCAGAAGATGCTCAAGTACCTTGATCCCTATCCAATGGCACTGGAGATCAAGGGCGGAATGAGGCCAGCAATGTACGAGACAGTCATCATCACGAGCAACACCAGGCCTGACGGCTGGTACAAGGACGAGGAGGCAGGTGGCAAGAGGACAGACGCACTCCTTGCACTCTGGGACAGGCTTGGCTTCAAGAATGGGAACAACACCATCTGCAGAACCTGTGGGACCTACTTGGAACCTGCACAGCCTGGAGCAATCACTAAGCCTTGGCTTGACAGCACTCGCAACTGGTTCATGCAACAGCTCATGGGTGCCTGCGGCATTGCAGCGCACGATGTGCTCACAGACGAGGAGATTGAGGACGACGACGACGACTTGGACGACTTCATCACTGATTGACGTCAGGGCCGGTAATACTCAACCGGCCCTTAGTCAATTAGTACCGCAGTACCATATAATGAATATGTGCTGTGACGTCACACACCGGTACTATCGCAGCACTCACCCACTCTATGGTCACTAAGTCTCGCTGGACTCATGTCTTGCGTCACTCACCTTCACGTTCCTAATCTAATGCCGTGGGTCTCATGGCTGCTAATTTACTAATTTTTATATCCCTTACCCTAAACTAACCCT